AATATCTTTAACTATGTGATACCGGCGAAACTCAGCCTACCACCGACAAGCTGCCGCAGCTTGCGATGCTGCTCGGCGTCGATGTCAGCGCACTCTTCACCGTCGAAACTCCGAGCAGGCTGCCCGAAACACTGAGTTAGGAGGATAGCATCATGCCGAGAACAAACTTGGGTCGAAATATCGCCAATGAGAAGATCGTTGCTCTGATCTGGGGCACTGCCGCGGCAGCCGGCCTGACGACTGAAGAGCTCGGGGCGAAAGCTAAGATCTCCCGCTCCAGAATCTATGCCCGCAAAAACAAACCGGAGGATCTCACTCTGCGCGAGCTGCGCAGCATCGGCCGCGCGCTGAACATCCCCATCGATGAGCTGCGCGAAGCCATCCGCTACTAAAAGCATATCACGAAAGGAGCTGTAAATCCATGTATCCCGAGTACCCGAATTTATACCAAAGGGCAAGAAAGGCTACCTATTTTTCGCAGGAAGAGGCAGCCGAGCTAATTGGACTTTCCGCAGAAAGTATGAAACAATATGAGAGCGGGCGGCGCGTGCCATCTGATGACACCGTGCACCGCATGGCCGAGCTCTACAACCTCCCCTGGCTCGAGCTGGAGCATGCAAAAGCGACCGACAGGTTGGGCGTGCTGCCCGACGTACATATCCAGCCGTTACCGACAGCCAGCATCACCCTCGCTAATCGCTTCCGGCGGGCATCCGACCAGATCTACACGCTGCTTGAGATTGCCGAGGATGGCATCATCGACGAATGCGAGCGCCCCGAGTTTGACGCCATTGTCGCCGATCTGCGCGAGACCATCGCCGCGGCCTATCAAGTCATCTACGCTGACGGCGCAAAAAAAGAACGCCCCGACGGTGGCACGTCGAAGCGTTCATGTTCTCAGAGGTTCGAGTCTGAAAACGATTGCAAAAACAGTATAGCATACTCACGCGGAAATGCAAGCCCCGTTTTGACAAAGGGGGTGTATGCACGATGACCGGATGGACGCTTTTCTTCACGTTCGTGGGCGTGAGTGTGATGGTGACAAAGTTTGTTGACTTTATCGAGTATATCGGAGGGGATGCACGTGGCAGAAAAAGGCATGCAGCCAAGCGATAACATGAGCGAAAGCCGGATCAAGTCCGGCCGCAAGCAGCGCTTCACGGTGCTCTACAAGAGCGCCATCGAGGACAAGCGCCTGCCGCTGGACGCGCGCGGGCTGCTTGCCATCATGGTCGGCCTGCCGGACGGGTGGCAGTACTCCGTCAAGGGCCTCGCGGCCTATGTGGGCGTGAGCAAGGACACCATCCGCAGGCTGCTCGAAAAGCTGGAAAAAGTGGGGTACTTAACCCGCGAGCAGACACACGACGAGAACGGCCATTTTGCCGGTAATGTCTACGTTTTGCAGGACGAAGCGCCACCGTTGTCGGAGAACACCGACAACGGTGAAACCCGACAACGGGAAAAACCGTCATCGGGTTTTCCGACCCAAATAAATACTAAAAGAACCAAAGAAGAAAAGAAACAACCCCCTATAGCCCCCGCGGAGGTCGAAAAGCTCGTTGAGAAATACTGTGGCGAGGACGACGAACTGCGCGAGGCGATCATGGGGCTGTTGGAAAACCGGGCAAAGCTGAATCGGCAGAAGACCGTGAAGACCGAGCGCGCCATGAGCGGCATCCTGCGGAAGCTGGATGAGCTGTCGTGCGGCAGACGCGAACTGAAGCTTGCGCTGCTGGACAAGGCGATCAGCATGAATTGGCTGACCGTCTACGAGCTCAAGCCGGACGAAATGCCTGCGGTCAGGACGGAGGGCAGCGCGGCGCTGCCGCTCGGTTGGGGGGTGTAGCGCATGACGCAGCAGAGGAAAACACAGCCGGGGCTTGAGGCCGAGACCGCGGTCATCGGCGCGCTGCTCATTGCCCCCGAGATCGTCAAGGACGTGCTCTTCGCTGTCCGTGAGCAGGACTTCGGCATCGAGATCAACCGGAAGATCTTCCGCGCGGCGCGGGATCTGTACCTGCGGGCAAAACCAGTGACAGCTGTGACCATCCGCGACAAGGTCGGCAAGGAGTCGAGCGACTACATCAGGCAGCTGTACGAGATCACGACAACCAGCACCAACTGGCGCGAGTATGCCACCATCATGGCCGAGCAGACCTGCATGCGGCGCATGCAGGAGCTTGCCGTGCAGATCGCCGCAGCCAACACGGCGCAGGAGTGTCGAGAGCTGGCCGCGAATATGCAGCAGGAGCAGCATGGCGGCCGCCAGATCGCGGCCTACACCATGGAGGACATGATCCAGGACTTTGCCGCACGCCAGACGGATAAAACTCCGCTCGAATACGTCCGCTATGGCCTCGCCGAGGTGGATGCCGGTACATACACGCAGCAGGGCGACGTGGTCGTTATTGGCGGATACCCCAGCGCCGGAAAGACAGCACTGGCCCTGCAAATGGCGATGTGGATGGCCAGAAAATGGCGCGTGGGCTTCTTTTCGCTCGAGACAGACCACCGAAAGGTGACCGACCGCGCAATCGCCATGCTGAACGATATTAGCTTCACGGCCATCAAGCGGCGCGAACTGACAGACAAGGACTGGGAGCGGTTTGCGGCCAAAAGCGCGGAGAACGCAGGGCTTAAATTCACGCTGATCGAAGCTGCCGGCTGGAGCGTCAGCGATATCACGAGTGCAGCTGAGGCCTACGATTTCGACGTGATCTTCATCGACTATGTCCAGCTCATCCGACCGAGCACAACCAATCCCATGCGCAGCGAACAGGTGGCGGAGATTTCCCGCGAGCTGCACGCCTTCGCCCAAAGCCGCAAAAAGCTCGTGATCGAGCTGGCACAGCTTATCCGCGAGGAACGTCCGGCCATGCAGAAAAAGGCGAACAAGCCGCAGCAGAACGAACCGCGCATGAGCGACCTGAAAGAGTCCGGACAGCTGGAGCAGGACGCAGACATGATCTTCATGATCTACCGCCCTGTCGAGGGCGGAGACTATGATCCCGCGAAGTCGCGCTTCCTGCGCATCGTGAAGAACAAAGAGGGCCTGCTACTGCGCACGCTGCTGTGGTTCGATGGCGACAAGCAGACCTTTACGCCGATGACGATGACGTCAGCACGCGAGATCGAGGAAGACAAGAAACTTGTCGAGCGGAATGCTCGCAATGAGCGCATGAGCGGCGCAAAGCGCCGGTAGAGAAAGGAGAGACATCATGCCGTATATTGGACAGCCGATCGCCTGGACGCCCTGCGCGTACTGCAATCTGGACGGCAAAGAGAACCCCAAGAGCACGAGAGCGCGGAAGAAGGTGCGCGGCAGAATCGTGTGGATCAACGAGCTACACCATTTCTTCCTGGCGGAGGCGCAGGTCTTCGGACACACGATGCGCGAGTGCTTCAAATTTTTGAGGGCGGCGCATGAGAAAGAAAGTCAACAGCAAGTGCTACATGTGCGAGCGCCGTCATCCGGCGTGTCAGGACAAATGCCCTGATTATCTCGCGTGGAAAGCGAACCTTGACGCGACCAATGCGAAGATCAAGGATGCGAAAAAAGAGTATGAAGACATCGGGAATTACCAGTACGAGACAGCGAAACGGCTGCGAAAATAGAGATAACAGGAGGACGAAATGAAAACGATTGCGATCATGAACTACAAGGGCGGCGTCGGCAAGACGGTCACGACGATCAACTTCGCAGCCGAGCTCGCGGCCGCGGGCAAGCGCGTCATCGTGATGGACGCGGACGGCCAGTGCAATCTGAGCGATATTTTCAGAGCCGACACAATGCACGGCGGTACGACCTACGAGGTGCTGATCGATGCCGCTTTGTGGGGCTGCTGGGACGAGATCATTCAGGAGACACCCATCGATGGCGTGAAGATCGTGCCGGCCAGCGCGGAGCTGCCAAAGGCGGACATTGCCGCCCTGACCGGCGAGCGGCTGGCAAAAAACGGCATCCGTGATTTTTGCCTCGCTGTGGCAGAGGATGAGGGCGCAGACTATATTCTCATCGACTGCCCGACCGCCTACAATGCGGCCACGGTGGCGGCGCTGGGCGCTGCAGATGAGATCATCATTCCCGTCGAGCTGGAGGGTTTCTCACTCCACGGCGCGGGCGAGATCCGCAGTCAGGTCGCCAACATGCGCACGGTCAATCCGCGGCTGCGTATTGCGGGCGCGCTGATCACCAAGCGGCGCGGTACGCGCATCCAGGAGGCCGCAGAGCAGGCCTTGCGCGTGAGCGGCATCCCGGCATTTGAGACGGCAATCCCGCTGCGGGCTTCCGTGCCGGCAAGCATGTCTAACCTCAACGCAAGCAAGACTCTGAGAGGGTACGCGCCCAAGGATGCCGCGACAAAGGTGTATCACGATTTTACACGGGAGTATCTGAGCAAGGGAGGCGCGGTCAATGGCTAAGGGCAAGTTTGACATGAGCGAGTTTCTCGCGCCAGTTGAGGGCGTACCCGAATCGGACACGACGCAGGAGATCGCGGTTGACGACATTCTCGACAATCCGCTGAACTTTTACCCGAGACCGGACAACGGAAAGCTCGCCGAGCTGATGGAATCCATTCAAGCAAACGGACTGCTGGAGCCGCCGACCGTCGTGACCGCGGAGAATGGCAAATACAGGCTGATCTCCGGTCACAGCCGGATGAACGCGGTGCGGCTGCTGGCATCCTACAAGGATGACGCTGTTGCCGAGCGGTTCCAGCGCGTTTTGTGCCGGGTGCTGCCGAGCATGACGCCGGAGCAGGAAGAGTGCGCGGTGATTGAGGCGAATCGCCAGAGGATCAAGTCGCCGGCTGTGCTGGCGCAGGAGGCCGAGCGACTGACGCAGATCTACATCAAGCGCCGCGAAGCGGGCGAAGATCTCCCCGGCCGCATCCGCGACCGCGTGGCCGAGGCGATGCAGGTCAACAAGACCAAGCTCGCTAACCTCAGTGCGATCAAAAACGGGCTGAAAGTACCGGGGATTGTTGCACGGTGGGAAAAGCAGGAGTTACCGGAAGCAGCCGCGCTTGAGATCGCCCGCATGGACGACGAGACGCAGTATCGGCTGCTGGACTGGATGATCGCCAACGGGAAGCCTTGGACGATCAAAAACGTGCAGGAGTTTGTGAAAGCCAGAGCGAAAGACGAGCAGGCCGCAGAGGATGAAAAGTATATCGAGCTGCTCGGGCATATCCATGAATGCCTTGAAAGAGAGCTGCGAGGATGTAAAAATCGAGAGGAAGGGATCGAGACGCTTAAAAAAGCGTTTCGGTGGGCCGGAGGCGGCAGCAAAGAGTTTCATTGGCAGGGGGAGGCCAAGGGCCTAAAAATGAGCGGTAAAGACCGAAAGTACATTTTGCGCTCTTGGGCGACTGTGTGGGATATGCTTGCGGCGATGAGCATGCAGGATGGGCAAGTGCAGGCAAGTGAAACCCGCGAAAAGGCCAAGTCAAAAGAAGAGCGAAACGAAGAGCTGATTGCGCTTAGATGGTATGAATCAGACGTTGAACCGCCAGACGGCGCGCATATTGTTTTTATCGATGAATCCGGAATCGTTGATGATGACGAATACATCGACGGCAGGCTGAAAAGCGGCTATACCGGTTGGGAAGAGGTGGTCCTTTGGACACTGCATCCGGATGACCCTGCGCAGGACAAGGCGGCGAGTTCGCCGGAATGGTTGCCGCTGGATGCGGAGCACTGGCCTACCGAGGGCGCGCTGGTCGTGCTGAGCTATCCGACAGGGCTGGGCGGCAGCGCCTATCTGACGGCGCGGTGCGGCGGTGGCGTGAGCGACCAATACCCGTTTGTTTCGACCGATGCAGGGATCTCCGCACAGGAGGTCGCGGATTGCAAATGTGACAGCTGGCTGCTGATCAGCGAGAGACAGAGAGGAAAGAAATGAAGAGATCCGGGTATTTGCAGCAGAGAGACGCGAGAACGCAAATGCTGCTGGACGTGATGCAGCGGACGATGAAGCAGTACATGCTGGACACGCTGCTGATCACGATGCACGAGGACTTTGGCTGGGGCTATGATCGCCTCAGCCGCCTCGCGGAAAAATGGGGCGAGACGTATGACGTCTATTTTCCGGCGATGCAGAGCACTGAGGAGTCAGACGTCTATCAGGAGAGACTTGACCGGGCAACGCGCAGCTATATCGGGGACAACCAGTTTTACCCGTTTGCAGAGCGCTACCCGGAGATCAAACAATTAGGCTATGGGCCGAGGAGGGCAAAATGAGAACAGAAGAGATTTTGACTGCGCTGCGGCGCTTAAAAGTGGAAACGGGCTCGCTGGCCTGCATGGGCTGCGGACGCGAACACGACTGCGGCATCCACGGTTGTCGAATCGTGCGGGAGGCTGCGGAGCTGATCGAGAAGCTGACTGACCGCTGCGCGCGCTACGCCGAGGAGATCGCGGTGCTGCAGGAGCGGGAGAAGTGGGTGCCGGTGACGGAGAGGCTGCCGGAGGTGTGGCGTAACGATGAGACTTCCGAACTTGTGAACTACATGATTTACAGCCCCGATTTTGGCGTCGACATCGGTAATTATCACGCAAACGCAAAAAAATGGCTCTGCATGGCATTACCTTGCACCGTCACGCACTGGAGGCCGCTGCCGGAACCGCCGAAGGAGGTGGAGTGATGATTGAGCTCAGATTAGACGACCCTCATTTCGCGGAAAACGCGCTGGCGGCAATGAGCCTGAAAAAGATGGGATTCCGGGACGACGAGCTGGAGCTGCTTTACCAAAAGCAGCTTGAAGAGGATGCAAAGGAGGCGATGAAGAATGGCAATTAGCAAATCAAAGCGCGAAGCAGTCTATCGAAAATATAAAGGCCATTGTGCGTATTGTGGGCGCGAAATCGCTTACAAGGATATGCAGGTAGACCATTTTCAACCATTGAGGGCGTGGGGGATTGAGGACGCTGGGACAGATGACCTTGACAACCTCATGCCAGCCTGCCGGATGTGCAATCACTACAAGCGTGCAAATTCGCTTGAAACTTTTAGGCGTTACATCGCAGAAATTCCGCGAAAGCTGCGCGAGAACTATATCTACAAGGTCGGCGTGGTTTATGGCAATGTCATCGAGGCCGAAAAACCGATTGAGTTTTACTTTGAGGCGCAGGAAAGGAAAGTGGAGGACAATGGCTGAATACATCGAGCGCACGGAAGAACTCGTGCTTGCCTTGAACGCCGGTGCGAGGGCAATCGAGAACACAAGGCGCTATCACGGCGCTGTTTACACCAAAGATGTGTTCTCGGAGGACTCACAGGAAATCCCGTACTTGCTGGCTGCCAAAGTGTTGCGGGAAGTAAGTGACGCTCCCACCGTTGATGCTGTGGTCGTGACGCGGTGCAAGGACTGTAAACACAAAGGTTGGGTGCAAGAGCCTTGTCATGGCAAGAGCGTTGATTATTGCAGGGTTTGGGACTGCACTTTGCAAAATCTGGAATCGACGTTTTGCAGTTACGGCGAGAAGAAGGAGACCGCAGAATGAGATTCTTGGTGACGCTGGCGCTGGACGCGCCGGACGATGCAGATCCGCAGGGAATCAAGGAAAAAGTGGCGATGGACTTTGAAAAGTACGGCGGCGTGCGCGTGGTCAAGGTCGAGTGCGTGGAAGAGTATCAACAGATGACGATGGGGACAGCCAAATGAAAAAGAAACGAATGATCAAGCTGCTGATGAGTCTCGGCTGCGATAGGAATGACGCGGCACGGGCCGCAACGCTGGCCGATGGCAATTTGCCACATACGGTGGTGTATTACGATCTGCTTGAGGAGTTTATCCGTACATACTATGAGCAGCTGGATAAGACTGTTGTTGAGGGCGATATGACCGGCGCTGTTTCCGGAATGTTGGGAAGTCATCTGTATGGATGAATATTGTATCGTAAAGCAGCGGGCGGGCCCTTTGGTCAAGGTGTTTTCGACGGATCGTGCGTGCTTTTTGCGCAAAAACGGCGAGTACATCCGCTCTCGCTGCGGGCCAGCAATGAGCCGCACGACCGTCGACAAGCTGGAGCTGCGGCTTGCGCTCTTCGAGTATGACGGTGTTTTCCACTCGCTGACTTTCGCGCCGGACAATCTGCCGGAGAGCCGGAAAGAGGTGCAGCAGATATGGAACACCTACCTCAAGCGCCTCAAGCGCTGGGGCAGCGGCAAGCCATTTGACTACGTTTACCGCATCGAGGGGCTGCATGACAGCCTGCACATCCACGTATTTCTGCGCAACAGCGAGTATCCTGCGGTGCTCGTGCGGCGGCTGTGGGACTGGGGCGAGGCCTACGACGTGCCATACACAAAGAAGAAGATCCTGCAAGAGGATGGATATCGCAGGCTCGCCCGATATTTTACCAAGGAGCGACCGGAGGTCGGGCAGCATCCGTGGGGACCATCGCGGACGCTCAAGCCAAAAGTGCCACTGCCAGAGATCAAGACCAGCAAGACCGGCCGCATCTACGTCCCGCGGGATGCGGTCATCTTGCCGCTCGAGTACAACGAGGCAAAAAGCGACTGGGGCGTGTACTCCTACAGCAAGTATTTGAGCTACTGAAAATAGTGCTTTTATTTTAGATATTGATTTCTTATTCTTGAAACCTTATGAATATTTACGGACAAACCCGAGAAAGTGGGGAAAAGGCATTGCAAACCGAAGCGAAAACTGCTAAACTGGACACAAAGAACGGATGGCTCCTTTGCCCGCGATGCGGTCGAGGAAAAGTCCTTCGGCTCAATCCCGAGACCCGAGCGCGGTCGCTGACCGTGTACTGCAAGGTCTGCGGAAAAGAGTCCATCGTGAATATCGACGAGTGCCTGTGCCTGAGAGCCTGCGCCACATGATCTGCGAGAGCAGTTTGTGTCGGCGCAGGCTTTTTTGTTTTTCCGGAGGTGATAGCCCGTGAGCGAGAAGCCACTGCGACCGTGCCGATATCCGGGATGCTACGAGCTCGTGAGCGACGGATACTGCGCAAAGCATCAACCGGCAAAGCGGTCAGGGCAGCGCAGCGCTGAAGCCGAGTCCTGGCGCTGGATGTACTTCACCGACGAATGGCGCAAGGACTTGCGCCCGACGCAGCTAATGCGTGAGCCATTCTGCCGCGAGTGCGCCAAAGCCGGCAGGCGCATCCGTGCTACCGACGTCGACCACATCGTCGACCACAAGGGCAACTGGGCAGTGTTCTGTGACCGCGGCAATCTCGAGAGCCTGTGTCACAGTTGCCACAGCCGCAAGACGGTGCGGGAAATGTACGAAAATCGCAGGCGTTCGAAGCCTCGTCGCGTAGGCTCGAGGCGGTAGGCTTGGGCGCTTGGGCGCGTCGCAGGAGCGACGC